GAATTATTAAGTAGAGAAGAGGTAAAACTTGAAGTCTTTGAATTTAAGTCCCATACTCTCGGAGAGCTATTAAAAGCTACAATTATAAGAAATACTATTAACGAAATAGTAAATGTTATATCAATTACAAGAAGAAACGATAGAGAACAATTAGGATCTTGGGAATTTCAACACGCTAGTCACGACTTACAAAGACAATTAGATTCTTTTTGGAGATAATAAAAATAGGGGGAGGAAACTCCCCTTTAAAAACATAGAACAATGACAAATATTTTAGAAAAATTAATAGAATTATACGAGATATCTTACGAAGGAGATAACAACCTAATTACAAGAGGTTTAATACACGAGATAATTATAGATATCGTTAGCGAAGATTCAATAAAGGCGGATCAAGGTCGTTTAATATTTGATAGGTTATCTAAAATTAGAAGACGATCTAATAGAAAAATAAAAGCTACGATATGATAACATTACTAAACGGCGATAGTTGGGGCAAAGAAGAAATCTTAGCTCAAATGTACGACGACGAATTTTATTACGGTCACTTGGGTAAGTACGCTTTAAGTAGCTCAAGCCTTAAAACTATTCTTAAAAGTCCTAAAACTTATAGAAACGTAATTAAGTACGGAGATCCTAATTCGGGAAGTCCGGCGTTATCTTTAGGAAGGCTAGCTCATTGGATGTTGCTAGAGCCTCGAAAAATAGATAAAATACATTTTGTAGATACATCTAAAAAGAATACTAAAATATACAAAGAAGCAAAAGAAAACGCTAAAGGTGCGGAGGTATTCTTAACAAAAGAAAGAAAAGATACCGAGAGAATAACCGACGCGGTATTAAGAAACGAAGCGGCTTTAAAATTACTTAGTAATTCGGAGTTTGAAGTTCCCGAGATCGGATTACTTGAAGGATTACCATTTAGAGCAAAGGCGGATATTATGAAAGGCGATACAATTATAGATTATAAAACATCAAGCGATCTTAGAGGATTTAGGTACGCGGCTGATAAATACTGTTATGACCTACAAGCCTATTTATATTTAAGACTCTTTAATAAAAAGAAGTTTACTTTTTTAGTAGTAGATAAAGGTAGTACCGATATAGCAATATTTGAAGCTAGCGAGGACTTTATCAATAAAGGAAAAGAGAAGTTTTATAGCGCCGTTGAGAATTATAAATATTTTTTCCAAGATAATAACGATATTGACCAATACGTTATGCGCGGTATACTATGAAAGAATTTAGCTTCGATACAATAAAAGATTTTGACGGACATATAAACAAGAGTATACCTTCGTTTAATATATTACTAAACTTAATAGAAAATATTTCTTATAGTTTTATTAGAGATAATTACAACGTTTACGACCTAGGTTGCTCAAAAGGTAGTTTACTTTTAAATTTAAGTAAAGGAAATAAAACAAATACTAATTTTGTAGGATACGATATATCTTCAAACCTTTTACCTAAAGATAAAAACAAAGTTTACTTTTTAAATAAAGATATAACCGAAGAGGATATTAAGGTTATAGATCCTTCTTTAATATTATCTATTTTTACTCTACAGTTTATTGATTACAATAAGAGACAACCTCTATTAAATAAGATATACAAATCTTTAAATAAGGGAGGAGCTTTTATCGTTGCGGAAAAGGTTTTTGTTAAGGACTCTTATATACAAGATATCTTTACTTTTGCTTTATACGATTACAAAAGAAATAACTTTACTCCTAGCGAGATTTTAAGTAAACAAAAAGACTTAAGAAAGATAATGTTTCCCCTTAAGGAAAAAGAAAATATTAAGCTATTTAAAAAAGCCGGGTTTAAAAAAATAGAGCCTTTCTTCCAATCCTTAAACTTTAAAGCTTGGTTATGTATAAAGTAGAATACAAGCCTATAAAATTAAAAGACGTTAAGGAGGAATCTAATAAAAAACTATTTAACGTTATTTCTTTCTTTGCCGGAGGAGGAGGTTCTTCTTTAGGATATAGAATGGCGGGAGGAAAAGTTTTAGCAATAAACGAATTTGTAGAAAGCGCACAAGATACTTACCGGGCTAATTGGGAGGATACAAAAATATACCCTAACGATATAAGGAAAATAAAAGGAGAGGATATACTAAGAGATCTTAACCTCAAGAAAGGAGAACTAGATATATTAGACGGCTCTCCTCCTTGCGCTTCTTTTTCCGTAGCGGGCAATAGAGAAAAGGATTGGGGTAAAGAAAAGAAGTATAGTAATAAAACTCAAAAGACCGACGATCTATTTTACGAGTTTGCTAGGATAATAAAAGAAATTCAACCTAAGACTTTTATAGCGGAAAACGTTAAAGGTATGTTAATCGGACAAGCTAAAGATTTATTTGGTAGCGATCAATTATCAATGTTCGGAGAGCATAGCGAGACAATATATCATACTTTAACTAATATAGGTTATAACGTTTCTTATAGAGTTTTAAACGCTAAAGACTTCGGAGTTCCTCAATCAAGAGAAAGATTAATTATAGTTGGAGTAAGAGACGATATACAAAAAAAGTTTAAATTTCCTAAACCTTCAAACTATAGGTTTAATTTAAAAGAAGCTTTCGAAGGATTAGAGAATACAAAAGAAGAGCTTAAAGAAGCTAATATAGAAGCTTACTCTATATATAAAGAATCTAAGAAACTTAAAGAAGGAGAGCAAAGCGTAAAGTATTTTAGTTTAATAAAGACGGATAGGAATAAACCGTCGGGAACTTTAACTCAAACGGCGGGATCGATATCAGCCGCTTCTATAATACACTGGGAAGATAGAAAGTTTACCGTAAGCGAAGCAAAAAGAATAATGAGCTTTCCGGACGATTATAAATTAATAGGAAAGTATAGAGATAAGATAGAGAGACTAGGGAGAGCCGTTCCCCCTTTATTAATGAGATCGGTAGCTAAACAATTATATAATTTAATTTTAAAAGAACAATGAAACAAATAAATATATTTGGAGAGATAGAAGAAAGAAATTGGTTCGATGATAATTTAAAACAAATTAAGATAGGACTAGAAGGCGAAAGCCAAATAAGAGCTTTACTAAGTAAAAAGAATATAAAGTTTATGCAAGCCGACTTAATATTTAACTATAACAATCAATACTATTGCGCGGAGGTTAAAACACAAGAAAAGTATTTAGCTCCTCCGTTTGACGGTCACGGCTTACCAATGTGGCAAATAACCGCAAGGATAGAACTATTTAATAAGACCGGGATTATACCTTACCTATTTATTAGATGCTTAACCGACAACTTAGTATACCATCAAGACTTAAGAGAATTAATGCGAACCAAATATTATCAAACAAAAGGAAAATCCCCAAGAGTAATATTTAATCTAAGCGAATTTAAAAAAAGTAATATTGAGTGAACAACGATAAAATAAGAGACCATTATCTTTTAGCCTTAGTAGATATAGCAAACGGTAAAAATATAATGGAATTAGAGGAAGCTATCGACGACTACGAGGAGCTTGAAGAGTATGAGGCTTGCGCCGGTATTTTAAAAGCAATACACGAAAGCGGATATTTAACAATAAAAGATTTAATTAAAATAATAGATAAAGATGAATAAAGAAACATTACAAAAATTAGTAGAAGAATTTTACGAACTTGATATAACTCGAAATACTAGGAAAAGAAACTACGTTGAGGCTAGAGCAATGTATTATAAAATAGTAAGAGACAATACAAGATTAAGCCTAGAGGCTATAGGTAAAACGGTTAATAGAGACCACGCGAGTGTATTCTACGGAATTAAATCGTTAAGTAATTGGATTGATACCGATCGAACTATAAAAGCAAGATATAGATTACTAGTAGAGCAAGTAGAAGAGTTTAAGTCTATAGCTACGGATAGAAATTTAATTAAAGAAGTAGATCAAAAACTAGCTTTAGAGTTTAGTAGGTTGAATCATAGGCATAAAGAATTGTTAAACGAGAATATAGGACTCGCCTTAGAGTTGAAAAAATTAAAGGAGGAGCATAGTAAAAGAGAACAATTTTATACTAGATACGGGTTTATAAATTAACAATAACTTAAAAATCTTATTATATAATTGAATAAACAATCTATTTCAATATGGATAATCGAATAAATAACGGAGGAGCTAGAGAAGGAGCCGGAAGGAAACCTAAGTCCGAAGAGATAAAACTAGTAGAAAGATTAAGCCCTTTAGAGGACGATGCGCTTGCCGCTTTATCGGAAGGAGTTAAATCCGGGGATATCAAATGGGTTACTCTATATCTTAATTACTATTTAGGAAAGCCTAAAGAAACTAGAGATATTACTATCAACGAGGACTTACCTCTTTTTATTGATTAATGCGGGTTCAAAAAACCAAGGCATTAACGAAATTAAGAAGTTTAGATAATAGGATCAAGGTTGTAAGAGGCGGAACCTCCGCCGGGAAAACAATTTGTATCTTACTTATCCTAATCGATTACGCTATTAAAAACGAAGGAAAAGAAATAAGTGTAGTATCGGAAAGTATACCGCATCTCCGTAGAGGTAGTTTAAAGGATTTCTTATCGATCTTAAAAGGACTCAATAGGTACAAGGAAGATCAATTCAATAGGAGTACCTTAAAGTATACCTTTACAAACGGTAGCTATATAGAGTTCTTTTCTACTGATCAACCGGATAAGCTTCGCGGGGCAAGACGAACCGACCTCTATATTAATGAGTGTAATAACGTACCCTTCGACGCTTATAATCAATTATCGGTAAGAACCTCCGGAAATATATGGCTCGACTATAATCCTTCTAGTTTGTTTTGGGTAGACAAAGAGATTATAGGGCAACCCGATACGGACTATATAACCCTAACTTATAAAGATAACGAAGTACTTCCTCAATCAATAGTAGACGAAATAGAGAAAGCAAGAGAGAAAGGTAAGACCTCGACTTATTGGTTAAATTGGTGGAACGTCTACGGACTTGGAAAAATAGGATCTCTAGAAGGGGTATGTATCCCGGATTGGAAAGAGATAGATACAATACCTAACGAAGCTAGACTATTAGGATATGGCTTAGACTTCGGCTATTCGGTAGATCCGTCGACATTAATCGCATTATATAAATGGAACGAAGCTTATATATACGACGAGGTTCTTTATAAGAAAGGAATGCTCAATAGAGATATAAGTAGATTCTTAAGTCAATTAGAGATTACCGAAACTATCGTAGCGGATTCCGCAGAGCCAAAGAGTATAGCCGAATTACAAGGATACGGGCATTCTATATACGGAGTAAGCAAAGGAAGAGATTCCGTAGTATACGGATTAAATCTAATAAACCAAAACGAGATATACGTTACCGCAAGAAGCAAGAACTTAAAAAGAGAACTAGCAGGATACGTTTGGGCTAAAGATAAAGAAGGTAATACCTTACAAAAACCAACAGGGTTGCATCCGGATTGTATAGACGCCGCTCGATATATATTAACCGATCAATTAGAAAACCCTAATAAGGGAGAATATTATATTTATTAAAAATAATTAATAAAAAGTTTGTTTGTTAATTAATTGTTTATTACTTTTACAAAGTAAAACAAAGACAATGAAATTAAAACTAAATAAAAACGGAGTTAGTAGCTATTCAAATAGAGTAGGAGATATATTGATTTCTGTATATAAACAATATATAACAGGAGAATGGGTAGGAATTATAGAAACCTATACACACACTGCAAAAGACTTTAATAATAATAAAGTTGAAATGTTTGACGAATTATTTATTTGGAAAACAAATACAAAAAAAGACACTTGTTCCGCATTAGTTGAGTACATAAAAAACAATTAAAAACAAAAACAAACAACTAGAAATTATGACTTACGAAAAATTATATACTTGGTACCAAAAAGCAAATCCGGAATTATCCCACGAAGAGCTAGATCAATTAGTAAGAGACGATTTAAAATAAAAACAATAGAGGCGTAGCAATACCCCTTTTTTATTAACCAATAATTATATTATGGAAAACAAAATAGAATATATAATGGTAAAACAATTAACTAAAAAAGAAAATAGAAAGAACCTTATTAGAATATTTGGCGGTGCTTTATTGTTTGGATTATTTGCAATAGCGTCAATGTATTTCTTTTTATTCTTTATCTTATGGGCGAATGAAGTTACAGAAAAAGTTGCCGGATATTTTTGATATGAAAGAAGCTTGTTGGTACGAAGAAATATACGTCGTTCAAAAACCTATAAAAGTAGGAACTAAAAAAGGAGGCTACGACGTTACCTTAAATATAGATTACAAAGGTAAGAATACGATCGAAGGAAGCGAAACGTACAAACAAAACTCTAGAGAATTAGAAAACAAAATAGAAGAGGCTTATAAATACGCCTATAAAAGATTTATATTAGGAGAATAGTTTTGGCAGCTATAAATGTCTTTTTTCATTTGTTTGGGGAATTAGAGGAGCTTAACTAGGTTCCTCTTTTTCTATTTATACAAATAAGGTTTAATTTTATTATATATATATGAAAGTACAGATAACCGTTCCGGATAGTTTAAAAGATATTACTTTAGATCAATACCAAAGATTCGAGAAGATAAATACCGAAGAGAATAAAGATAGCTCCTTCCTACTACAAAAGATGATAGAGATATTTTGTAACCTCAACCTTAAAGACGTAGCTAATATAAAATATAATAGCGTTCAAGAAATAACGAATCATTTAAATAAAGTCTTTGAAGCTAAAACGGGATTAATAACTACTTTTAAATTAGGAGGTATTGAGTTCGGATTTATACCCGAGCTTGACGATATAACTCTAGGCGAGTATATAGACCTAGATACTTATTTAGGCGAGTGGGATAATATGGACAAAGCGATGAGCGTCCTATATAGACCTATAACGAATAAGAATAAAAATAGATATATTATAGAGGAATATAAAGAAAGCGACAATACCGAACTTTTAAAAAGTATGCCTTTAGATATTGTAATGGGATCCCTTGTTTTTTTTTGGAATTTAAACAAAGAGTTATTACAAACTACCCTGAGATATTTGAACAAAGAAGCGAAGAAAATGGATATGAAGCAACGGCTAACTTTGGAAGAAAATGGGGATGGTTATCCTCTATATACGGTCTCGCACAAAAAGATGTTACCAAATTTGACGATATCACAAAATTAAACGCACATAAATGTTTTCTATACTTAGCGTTTGAGAAAGAAAAGATAGAACTAGAAAGAAAACAAATAAAAAATAAATGAAAGGATTCTACAACTTAACGGATAAATTAAAAGATACTTTACTTGCGGAACCTTTTGTTAATACGGTAACCTTTGGAAGCTTAGACGATATAGATCTAAACAAACAAACTATATTCCCGTTGTCTCATATTACGGTAAACAATACAACCGTAGGAACTAATATATTAACGTTCAACGTTAGTATTCTATCAATGGATATAGTCGATATAAGCAAGGCGGAAACTACGGATATATTCGTAGGCAACGATAACGAGCAAGACGTTTTAAATACTCAACTAGGTTTATTAACTAGAGTTATAAATACCTTACAAAGAGGAGACTTATATACCGAACTATATCAAGTAGAAGGAGACGTAAGTTGTGAGCCTTTTGTAGATAGATTCGAGAACAAGCTCGCCGGTTGGGCAGCTACCTTTGACGTAATAATCGAAAACGATATGACGATATGCAACTAAACGAAGTAAATAAAACTCTTAATAAGTTCGGTAAGTACGTTGTATCTCAAGCGAGAGCGAATCTAACAAGAGGTAAAAAGAACTATACAAGAAACCTATACGAAAGTATTACCTATATACTAGAGGAGTCTAATATAAATCCACGTATATATTTCGAGATGGACGATTACGGTATGTATCAAGATCAAGGAGTTAAAGGTAAAAATCCAAGACTTGTTAAGAACGGAAAACAAAAAGCTCCAAATAGTAAATTTAGTTTCAAGAATAAAATGCCTCCTCAAAAACCGTTATCGGAATGGGCTAAAAGTAAGAGTATAAGATTAAGAGATAGTAAAGGACAATTTAAAAAAGGAAGCTACCAAACAATAGGCTTTATATTACAAAAAAGAATATTTGCTCAAGGTATAAAACCTAGTCTATTCTTTACTAAACCTTTTGCTAAAGCATTTAAGAACTTACCTCCGGAATTAGGAAATAGTTTTGGTATAGATATAGAAAAAATATTAAGTTGATATGAGTACAAAGATAAACGTAAGAAGTCCCTTTTATATAAAGTATACAGAGCCTACTTTACCTGCGGTTGCTCTAACCTCCGCGTTAATTAATTTACAAGGTTTCGAGGTCGATCAATTTGGAAATGTTGTTCTACCCGTAACCGATTACGGAACTATATTGTCTTATACGTCTACGGCAGGAGATTTTACGGACGGAAGATTTGCAACCGTTGGAAGCGCAACAAGTAGAACGGTTACATTTACAATTAGTATACCGCCTAATTTTAGTAACGCAGGCGATTCAACGATAGACGTAAACGCAACGGCAACCCAACCCCAATTCGTCTGTAGCGGTGGCGTAACTTTAAACGGATCAGTACCTAATCAATCTATAGATACCGACGGGGATACGGCTACGGTTAATCTAGCTTCTTACTTTACACAAGGTACGGATCCTATTAGTAGTTATTCAATAACAAATAATAACCTAGATTATTTTACCCATACTTTAACGGGAGCGTCTTTAACTATAATTGGAACAACTAGAGCCGGAACTAAAAAACTATATGTAGAAGCTAGCGACGGAGATGCGGCAACTTGTAACGCTACGCAGCCAATACAAATAACGACTACCGCGCAAGTAACCTACGCTTGTACCGACGCTTATTTCTTAGGAGGTTCTATATCGCAAGCAGGAGTAATTGTAAACCCTACTGTAAACGGAACTATTACCGCGATAAAAGATTCAAGCGGAGGAAGTACGATAACAAGCTATCCGGCGAATACAACAGGAAGCGATAGAAACGTAACTTTATTTTTTGATATAACAGTACCTACGGGATACTCCAATACATCGGCAACGGTAGAATGTTCTAAAACGTTTTCACAACCAACGGCGGCTCTTCCTCTTTTTACTTGTTCAATAGCTTCCTTAACAAATCAAGCGATTACCTCTTTCGGATCTATATCAAAAGGAATAGCAGACGTAGGAACTATCGCAGACTTTTCTCCTATTGGATTCGATTCGGTAACGGTAGATACTTCGAGAACGGTAACGTATTCAATAACTCCTCCGGCTAGCGGATACTCTAATAGCGGAGGATCTAATATTAGTTGTGATATAACAATGACTCAACCCGCAATACAACCAACTGCGGGTACCCATATTTGGTATACCGGAGGCGCAGGATATGCTTTTATGACAATAGCCCAAGCTGCATCGGCACAACCTTCTTTTAGTACGTTATTACAAAAACAAATATCGATAGAAGGTCAATTAGGGATACAAGGAATAGCAGATCCAAAACAAAAAATAATTCAAAAAGCAAACATTCCCTTAAAAATGGAATCAGCAACGCCAGAAAATTTAGTTAGTACTTATTCGTTTCTTGATAACGGAGCGTTACCGCCTCGATTATTTCAAACTCAATCGTCACAAGCGAGTCCATATAATCCAACCGGTGGGTACTATTGGAGAATAGATAGAGTTAAAGAATCCGGAGGATATATTTCCCCTGCTTTCCAATTAACAAGTTATTATATGAAATTAGAGACAACCGGATTAATAACGGAGGTTTGGTTTGTTGATTGGTATGCAAAAACATTTACTAAAATAGCTTAATATGGCATTCAAGACAGCGCAATTACAGGTATATATTTACGAGGGTACTTCCGGATCTTATACGAGTACGGATTTAAAATATACTTTAGAAAATTCTTTAATAGGAAACGATACAAATGTAGTATTTGAAATATCTGAACTCGTAAGGGATTACTTAAATATAAGTTTTAATAACGATTATTCTTCTAAATGTATTTGGGTAACTACGGTAGCAACTTTATTAGACGAAAATAATAACGTATTTACATACGGTTCTCCAATTACGAATAATTATCTAGCGATAGAAGGTTACGGTTATTTTGAAGATAGCGCAAATCCTCAACTCTCAACAAATGCTCTTATAACGTCTAATACTATTTACCTACCCGAAGGTACTTCCGGAAAGCTTCCAATATTCGCAGAAGGCGTAGGTAAGTATATAATAGATTCTACTACAACGCAAGTAACGGATAGCGGTAATTCGAATCAAAAAATACAATATATAACAATACCCGCTAATAGTTCTAGTATTAAAGTATACGATACAGACGATACAACACTATTAAAAACTATAACAGTAAATAATATATGCGAACCAAAATTTACGCCTTACAAAGTAACCTTTACAAATAAGTACGGAGCGTTTCAAGACTTGTACTTTTTTAAGAAAACAACAGAATCGTTTAACGTAACAGACGAAACGTTCAAAAGAAATACTATATCTAATAGTACGGCAACTTATAATAAGTACGCAGGACAACAAGAAAGATACAACTCTAACGCAACTAAAAGTATATCCCTTAATACCGGCTTTATAAATGAAGATAGTAACTCTTCTATAGAAGAATTGTTTTTATCAGAAAACGTTTGGATAAGATACGGTAGTGATACATTACCTATAATACCTAAAAGTAAATCATTAACACTTAAAACTAGCTTAAACGACAAACTCGCAAACTATACCGTAGATTTTGACTTCGCTTTCAACAAGATAAACAATGTCCGTTAATGTTAAATTTACAATTATATATAGAAGGACAAGAGGTTGATTTATTTAAAGACGAATCCGTAACCTTAACACAATCTTTGCAAGATGTAAAAGATATTGAAAAGGTTTTTACCGATTTCTCAAGAACTTTCTCCGTACCTGCAAGTAGAACAAATAACAAAATATTTGGACACTTCTATAATTACCATATTGTTGGAGAGTCCTCTTTTGATGCAAGAAAAAAGAAAACCGCACAACTTTATCTTAACTACGAATTATTTAAAGAAGGTAAAGTAAAATTTGAAGGAGCAACAAAAAAAGATAATAAGGCGTATACCTATAAACTAACTTTCTTTGGGAACGGTGTTAACCTAAAAGATATTACCGGAGACGATAAATTAAAATCTTTACCGTTATTAAAAAGAGACGAATTTAAGTTTACTTATAGCGATACCAATATAAAAGCATATTTAAAAAACGGTTTAGATATAACCGTAGACGGAATTACTTATATCGACGCTATATTATTTCCTTTAATAACTCATAGTAAAAGACTTATATATAACTCAGACTTTACGGATCCTAATAGTAGTAATACCGATAAAATAAATAATATCGCTTACGAGAATTTAACTACCGATAACGGATTATTATTATCCGAACTAAAACCCGCAATAAGAGTACATACTATAATAAAAGCAATAGAGAATAGCTACGATATAACTTTTAGCGAAGATTTTTTTACTGATACTAACGAGCCTTTCTACAATTTGTATTTATGGTTACATAATAAAACAGGTGGCTTATTTGAAGACGAAGGTAACGAAAGCCCTATAGGTAATTTCGTAAAAGCTTCTTCAAGCTCAAGGAGAGATGTTATAGATCTTTTTAATAATTACTTTATAACTCCTTCAGATAACTTCCCGGATAAACAAAGAATATTAGATGTAACAATTTCTCCAAGTATAACAGATCCATTTTCATTTATTATTTATAAAGACGGTATTGTATTCGAAGAGTATAAAGACGTTACCGCAACTTCTGGTAGATATGAAATAAGAGATTTAAATATAGACGCGGGAAAATATACTTTTGCCGTAGATACGGGAACGGCGTCAACTTATAGTATTGAATTTGACGTAAGAGCAAGAAGAGGTGGTATAAAAAGGACTCATTTTAGCGGAACCGCAGAAGTATTATCAAACGTACAATTAAGAGCCGGGAATCAATTACCGGATATAAAGGTTTTAGACTTCCTTACTTCTTTGTTTAAAATGTTCAATCTTACGAGTTTTCAAAATAGTGAAGGTATTGTTGAAGTTAAAACACTTGATAGCTTTTATTCGAGTAGTACAACTATTTGGGATATAACAGAATTTATAGATAAGTCGGAATCCTCCGTCGACTCGGTATTACCTTTTAAAAAAGTAGATTTTAGTTACGAAGGTTTGGATAATTTCTTTGCGAAAAACCATTTAGAATTATTCGATAAAAAATGGGGATCCGAGGACTATACTGCAATAGATATTAAGGGTAAAATAGAAGGAGAAACATATAAAGTAAGTGTACCGTTAGAACACTTTAAATACGAAAGGCTAAAAGACGTTAACGGCGGAACGTTTAAAGATTTGCTTTGGGGATGGAGCGCTAACGTAAAACAAGAGCCAACTTTAGGAAAACCTCTTTTATTCTATCCTATTTTATCAACTCAAGATATAGGGGTATTAAATTTTGACGGTAGTAAATCTATACAAACAGATGTATTTATACCAAGTAATTCGGTAAGATTAACAGATTCTAAAAACCTAAACTTTAGCGGAGAGCCGAACGAGTACCTAGGAACTCCATTTAAGAAAACTTTATTTATAGAATATTATCAAAACTATATAAAAGAAATATTCGATCAACATAGAAGGCTTACAACAATCAAAGCTTACTTACCTATATCAATAACTTTAGATTTAAGTTTAGCGGATAAAGTTAGAATATTCGAAAACTTATATAAGATTAATAATATAACGACAAACTTCGAGACTAATCAATCTAGTATTGAGTTAATAAACGTAAAAGAAACTCCCGGCGAACCAATCGAGATAGATCCTATTGTACCAGATAAATTTGCTCCTAATAACGTTTGTATTACCGTAGACTCAACAGTAGAAACTTGCGACAACTTTATTATTACCGCAGACGCTGATTGTAACGTAGAAGGATTAGAAGTAAAATCAACTAACGAAGTAATTCCAAATGCTATAGATACAGGAAACAAACCGCAAACCGTAGACCATTCGATACCTATACCTGTTACTCAAGCCCTTATTAGTTTATCGTCCGCAGGTTTTACGGGAAGTAATACGGTAATGTTCTCTGCTTTAATAGACGAAACGGGGCAAATTGGTAACGTATCTAATTGGGACGAATATGGGGTATTCTGGTCAACAAATAAATACGCTTTAAACCCGACGGACTTTTCGGTATTAAATACGGATTCGTCGTTAACGAAAATAGCCGTACAAAGTACCGCCTTAAATAAACAATCAGCTCCAAAAAGTTTTAGTTTTAAAGTAACCGCTTTAACTCCTAATACTACATATTACTACAAGGCGTATATAAAAACAAACGCAAATAGCAATTATAATACGGGAGACGAAACGATAGCTATTACAGAAACAGGCTCAAGAAAAACCAATTTA